GGATTCGGTATATACATCAGTAAAAGACACATCTGCCAACTGGGATTCTGTTTATACCTCAGTCTTAGACACATCTGCCAACTGGGATTCGGTATATACATCAGTAAAAGACACATCTGCTAGTTGGGATTTAGGTTATTCACATTTGTTTAATGATTTTTTCGATTTACAATTAAATCAAAATTTACAAAAATTAACGTATGGATTAACAAATTTATCAACATCTTCTAAATATGCAGGTGGTGTTTTAACAAATAAACATTTAATATATTTTATACCACACAATTCTGAAAGTGTTATAATATTAAACACTTTAACTGATAGTGCAATTTTAAATAATTTTGGTTTAACATTAACAGACACTAATAAATGGACTGGAGGAATTTTTGCAAAAAATAACAAAATTTACACAGTTCCATGTGACTCTAGTGATATATTAATTATTGATACAAATACAAATAGTGCATCAAGAGATAATCTCGGAGCAACTTTTTCTGGTACGTCTCAATGGTCTGGTGGCGTTCTTGCTCCTAATGGTAAAATATATTGCATTCCTTCTAATGCAACAAGTGTTTTAATCATAGATCCAGAAACAGAATCAGCAACAACATCAACGCTTGGTGGTGTTGATCTATCTGGCATATTAAAATGGTCTGGTGGGGTTCTTGCTCCTAATGGTAAAATATATGCAATACCTTATAATTCTACCGATATTTTAATAATTGATCCAACTGATGACACTGCAATAAGAAGTAATTTGGGAGCAACGTTATCCGATACCTATAAATGGATGGGAGGTGTTTTAGGTTCAGATGGGAAAATATACGCAATTCCTAATAATTCTACTGATATTTTAATAATAAATCCAGTTACTGGAAGTGCTGATAGAAGTAATATGAATTCTTCCAGTCTTTTAGGAACTGATAAATGGATAGGTGGAATATTATCAAATGATAATAAAATTTATGGAATACCATATGATTCACCTAACATTCTCGTATTAGATATTTCTAATAACAAACTATCAACTACAAATTTTGGTCAAAGTATTACAGATTTTAATAAATGTTGGGGATCTGTTTTAGGAGTTGATGGTAATATATATTGTCCTCCATTTGATTCATTAAATATATTAAAAATAACACAAAATTATGTAAATTCACCATTGCCAATCAAAAGATGTGTGAGTGCTTATTACAATAAATACTAATATGAATATCTACTATTGTTACGAAAAAAATACAGGAAAATTTTTAGGTTCTGGTGTTTATCAAGTTGATGATGACACATATGGTTCCACCGTTATACCATGTCCTGTATATGACAACACAAAAGAGTTGCCAATTTGGAAAAATGGAAAATGGGAAATTTTGCCAAAATAAAAAATGATACCAGAATATTTTACAAATAATATAATATTTTTAACATCTGTTGATGTTTTAGGTAGAACTATTATTCATAATACATTAGATGTATATAGAACATTAATGGTTGGTGAAAGTTCAGCAGCTGCATCAACATTATATGTTAATGAAAAAGTCGGAATTCTAACGGAAACACCTAATGTTGAACTTACCGTAAACGGAAAAATTAGTTCAAATTCTATAATTTATGATGAAATAGGAAATTCAACACAATGGAACTCTGTATATACTAACATAAATCAAAATAGTGCAACATATGCAGAAATAAATTTTGTACAAAATAATTTTTTACCATTGAGTGGTGGAATAATGTCAGGAAAAACTCAATTTAATTCAGATGTTACGATATGGGGAATTTTGTCAGCAACCGGAGGAACATATTTTGCAAATACAATATACTCAACAACAAGTGCTTTAAGCGTTATTCCTGTTGGTTCTGGTCCTGCTTTGTATGTCGGAAGCACTGGAACTGGAGATATTGCATCTTTTTATGATTTAGATCAAAACCTTGAAATGTTACATATCGGTGGTCATGATGGAGATTTTCCAAATGTTGGTATTAAAACATCGACACCGAATGTTGATTTTACTGTAAAAGGTGAAATTAGTGCATCAAAAATTATATATGATAAAGATGGTAATTCTACACAATGGAATTCAGTTTATACTACATATAATAAAAATAGTGCAACATATGCAACTATAGAATTTTCAAATAATAAATTTCTTCCCTTGAGTGGTGGTATTGTTACTGGAGATTTAATAGTTGATAATACATTACAAGTTGGTGATGGGAATCCAAATTTCGATTTTATTATTACCGAAGACGGAAATGTTGGAATTAATACAGAAACACCAAATGAAAAATTAACAGTCGTTGGAAACATTTCTTGTACTGGTTTGTTATATGGTGATGGATCAAATTTAACAGGAATAGTTGCTGGAGACGCAGTGGCAACCACTTTGGTAAGAACCAATTCTGCTAATTGGGATTCTGTATACAGCACGGTACAGACCAATTCGGCAACTAATTGGAATTACCAAGGAACTGATTTAAAAAATCTCTCTGCAAATTGGGAATCGACATATTCTACCGTTAGTTCATTAAGTTCAGGTTGGCTAACCACAAACTATCTATCAACAAATAATATTTTATTATCGGGATTAACTGTCACAACTACAATATCAGCATCTGGAACAATATTTTCAAATTCAAATAAATGTGTTACAACAATTGTTACAGATACACCGGGGACGAGCGCAATATCAACAATTTTAGCAGTGTCTGCTTTGCCGTTGATTCCTGATTCAAACATTTTATATATTGTAATATAATGTTACTTAATACGACAACTGATATTCAATTTGGTAATTTTCCAGCAATAGAAGCATGGAAAGGCGGAAAAAGAGTATGGAGTCGTTATGAATATAATTGGATTCCTGTAAATGCTCCAAGCTTTTTTTGGACCGACATTGCATTTGGAAACAATACATTTGTTATAGTAGGAAATAACGCCTATTCTTATTCTTTAGATGATGGAGCTAATTGGTCAACAGCAATAGATTTAAAACCTTTTACATCCCCTGAAGTGTATGCCTCCGTTGCATACGGGCAAGACAAGTGGGTATCTATAGAAAATATTATATATGCTCCTTGGGGGAGTAGAAATTTTTATACTACATATGATGTCACTACTGGTTGGAATATGTCAACAATGCAACATCCATTCACAGGATGGTCATGGTCGGATTTAATTTACAGTTCTTATCACAACAAATTCATAGCGGTTGGGAGTTCAGCTTATAGTCAAACAGATAATAGACCGCTGTTACAATTAAATAGTAGTTTAATAGGATTATCTTCCCTCGTATCAATGTATTCAAATGATGGTATTAATTGGTTATCTGGAAACTTTGTATCACATCCAAATCCTGAAGCTGGATATAATCATATCGTTGAAGGATTGAATATGCCAAATCATAGACTTGTTGCATGTGGAGGTGGTGGATATACAAAATTTGGATACTCAGATGATGGTGGTGAAGAATGGACGCGAGCAATTTATAATCCATCCGCAGATGGACAAAATTTACAATTTGGTTTTAGTTGGAGTCAAGTTGCATATGGATACGATACGCCACATCTGCCATTGAGCGGAAGATATGTTTCAGTTGCCGCAGGCTCTCCTGCTCTTTCGGGAAATAAAAGAGCAGCATATTCAGATGATGGTATTAATTGGAAACTAGCAAATGATGTGGAACGCAATGCATGGAATACCGTAACCTTTGCAAATGGACAATTTGTAGCAATAGCTGGTTATAGTGGGAGCAATCAAACTGGTAATCTTGTAATGACATCAAAAGATGGTATTAATTGGGCATCGTCTACAGCCACTTCTAATACTACAAACAATTGGTCTGATTTAACTTTTGGTAATAATCGGTTTGTTGCTTGTTCAACGAATGGTACTAATAGAGTAATGTATTCTAATTTTATTAATACATAATTAAATTTTATTTGAATCGATTGGTATCACATCCACCCAAGAAAATCTTTTTGTTGGTACAAGAGAAGAGTGTGATCAGTATATAATTGACGAAAATTTATATTATGCAATAGAAGATTAATATCTTTTTATAAATATTATAAATGGGAAGAAAAAAGAAAATACATGAAACGTCTGATGAATTAGAAGATCTTTCGCCAGAAGATGTTTTAGTAGACGGTTCTTTTTATAAAGGAAATGAAAATCTTTTAAGAGGAAATACGCAATTTAAATGGACACCTTCTATGATGGAGGAGTTAAAATTGTGTAATAAAAGTATATTACATTTTGCAGAACAATATTTTTATATTACAACACTAGATGATGGTAAAAAGAAAATTCAATTATACAAATATCAAAAAAATCTTTTAAAAGCTTTTAAAAATAATAGATTTAATATAGTACTTTCCAGTAGACAGAGCGGAAAAACCACTACCATAACAATTTATGCACTATGGATTGTTTGTTTTCAAAGTGATAAAAGAATTACAATTGTTGCTAATAAAGAATCTACCGCAAAAGAAATATTTTCTAGAATTAAAATGGCATTTGAACAATTGCCAGTTTGGATGAAACCTAGTGTTAAATCTTGGAGAATTGATGGGTTTACTTTGGCGAATGATTCTGCTATAAAAATAAGCACAACATCATCTGCTGGACCTAGAGGTTCTACTAGTAATTTATTGATAGTTGATGAGATGGCTCATTGTCCATCTGAATTAATGAATGAATTGTGGAAGTCTGCTATTCCTATTATTTCATCATCAAAAAAATCACAATTAGTTGTTATTAGTACGCCGAATGGAACTGATAATAAATTTTATGAGTTGTATCAAGAATCGCAGAAACCTAATAGTGATTGGCATTTGGAGGTAGTGAATTGGTGGGATGTACCAGGTCGTGACGAGGAGTGGAAAAAAGAAGCAATTTCCGCGATAGGTTCTCAAGAAGATTTCGATCAAGAATTTGCCAACGTTTTCCACGACCCAAACAAAACAGCAATTGATCCAAAACTTTTAGAAGAATTAAAGAGTCAATGCAAAGAACCTATTCTTGCAATGGATAATGGGAACTATTTAGTTTTTGAAGAACCAAATCCAGAATCATTTTATGCAATCGGTGTGGACGTTGGTGAAGGAATTGGTAGGTCTAATACTGTTGCTCAAATATTAGATGTTTCAGATTTAACAAACATAAAACAAGTTGCTATATATACAACAAATACTATGAGTCCTTTTCATTTTGGAACTCGTCTAATGGGTATTTTTGATGATTGGGGAAGACCTCCGGTTTTAATTGAAAACAACAACAACGGTCAACAAATTTTGGATGTTGTATGTCATACCCATAATTATGAATCTGTTGTTTCATATCATTTTGAAGGATTTAGTAAACATTACAACAATGAAAATAGATTTGGAATACATAATCACACAAATACAAAATATAGAGGAGTTACTAATTTTAGATATTGGGTTAATAGTTTAAATGCATTAAGAATATATGATCTCCAAACTCTTTTAGAACTAAGCAATTTTGTTAGACACGATAATCATACATATAGTAAAAGAAAAAGTGATGATTTGGATGATAGAGTTATGTCATTGATATGGGCAATGTTTATATTAGAAAATTCAATTGCTGAAAAATATTATCAAATTTTAGATACTGATGATCAAGGGAAACCATTAAAAATTAGACCATTTTCAGATAATTCCGATTTATTGAAAAAAAGTCCTTTGTTGATGGGCGGTGTTTCTAAGTTTAAAAAAACCGTAAATGCTCAAAACCAATTTTCTTTTGTTGGTAAGTATAATAACGATGCAGTAACTCAATCAAATGATCAAGTTGATTTGCAAATGTGGTTATTAAATTGGGGAAATACTAAGAAAAATGAACCAGTAAAACAATCCGATGAAAATTCAAAAGAAGAATATAGACCTATTGTAATTTTTTAATATGAATCAAGCAATTTTAAATAAAACAAGAAATGATAAATTTTTAATGATTTTGGATCTACCAAAATACTTAAAAAAAAGATACGATAATATTTTGCAAACTTCTTACAATGCTGATTATATTCAATTTACCACTTATGGTTCCCCTGTTCCTTCTATAAACGTTCCTTCTATTGATGTGCCATTTGATGGACAGACTTATAAAGCATCTTCGTTGTCTAGACCAGCATATGCTCCTTTAAATGTTAGATTTTTTGTCGATAATGGTTATAAAAATTATTGGATTTTATGGACTTGGTTAAATCTTTTTAATGAAGCAAAAACTTCCACATCAGTTGTTGGTATGCAAGATATGCGTCATAACATAAATCCAAAATTAGATATACCAATGAAAGATTTGGTTTCTACTTTTAACATATATGGTTTGGATGAATATAATAAAAGAATAATAAATTTTAAATATACACACGCATTTCCGGTATCTTTGAGTGAAATTAATTTTTCCCATCAAGATTCTGGTGAAATATCTTGCGTTGTTAATTTTGCATTTAATCAATTACAAGTTGAATTGGTTAAAAATGTTGATTCAGAAACTTGTTAATTTATGGATATAAATAATAGCAATCCAGATTTTTCAATACCGGTAGCCGAAGTTAATTTGGATGCATTGCCACCTGAAGATAATTGGCAACCCGAAAGTTTGAATCCCCAAGGAGTTGGAGATGCTATTGATACAATTTCGAGTAGGAGAAAAAAACAAGGACTCATTCATCAAATTCGTGATCAATTATATTACATCGAAATATGGTTATATAACCAAATTGAAAACCAAGAACCTTTTCAGGTTTCTTTTTTGTTTGTTCATTCATTGGCAATAGAAGAGTCTTTGGATGATTGGTGGGTGAAAGGTTGGATTACTTTTGATAATACTTTAGAAATGTTTGAGCGTGGAAACGTTGCTGGTATTGGTAAAGATGTGAAATCTCCATATACATTTCGTTCTGATGGAAGAAATCGTTTGTCTATAAAATTATATCCAATTCCGAATAATGATGACGATGATTTTTTAGCATCATTCGAAGGATCAACTCGTCTTCCTAGAGAAAAGTGGGAAATGTCATTCGACTGTGTTATATATGACATAGAAGATATTCCAACTGATAATAATATTTTCAAATTAAAAAAATGTTATTTTTGGGATGAAAGATATCAAATTTTTTCTGAAAGAAATTTGGAATGGTCAACCGCAGTTCAAGGTAGAAAAACAATGTATCCAAATGATACTAATAATTTGCAACCTTATGAAATGACAGATATTCAAAGAGCAATTCCTGCAAATATTGCAATAAAATCTATAATTGATACTGCATCTTTGATAGACCCTTCTAATATAAATACAGATGGGAATATTTTAAAGATAGGATTTAAAGATGATAGTGGTTCTATAGATAATCCCAACATTCCTTTGAATACGTTTGATTTTAATTGGAATGATGGTCCACCTTATTCTGAAATGCAAAATTTAGTGATGTATACATCACCAGCAAATTCAAATGTTTTGGATGATTTGGAATATGTAATGCAAAATGCAATGTCTGAAAAGAAAAACCCTGTATTTTTAAGATTTAGTAGATCTTCGGTTCAATATGACCAAGAACGTTCGATAAATTTCGAAATTACTGACAAACCTTTAGTTCAAGAAAAGCAATGGAGTTTAATTTCTTTGGAACAAATTTTTAAAGAAGCAAGTGGAAATCAAATAGAAAGATTATTCATAGAAGATAGTGTAGAAAACATGAAAACTCCACATATTCCAAGAGGACCAACAGGATATAATGGTGATATTTTAAATTTTACGTCTGGAATAGCATCAAGAATAAAATCTTACAAGTTTTCACCTATGATTTCTATTGATGATTTGCAAATTTGCAACAAACCAGTGCATTCATATGACTTTAAAACTGGTCAATGGGTGATACATACAGAAGAAAACACGGCAAAATCTGTAATTGATTCATTTACAGAAATTGCAAAGGGTGGATTATATTCGTTTGAACAAAATTCAGATGCTCATTTAACAATAAATCTAAACAAATCAAAACAAAAAAGTATAATACATTCTAATGAACATATAACCAGAACATTTTTTCCAACAAATTATTCAAAAATACAAATGATGAAGAAACTTTTGTTTTTAAACCAAACAATAAGTTTCACTGTGAATGGGTTAACCATCCGAACACCTGGTCAGTTTATATTCATTGATAGTGCAAGCTCTGGTCCAAACAATCCTTTTGATGATAGGTTTTTAGGACAATGGTTAATACTAAAAGTTGTACATTTATTCACCAAAGATAGTTATATAACAGAAGTATTAGCTACAAAAGTTGATACTTTCAGTAAAATCTGGAACATAGAAGAGGATAAATTATGATAAGCAAAGAACAACTAAAGGCAAAATTAGATCAACCTAAAATAAATGAATTAAAAAATGGAGGAAATCCATTTAAAAATGTTAATAAATCCATGCCAACAACAACACAAATGGCAAAAAATTTAGGAAATTCTCTAGTCAGAAACATTCAAAGCGTAGCTGCTGGAAATCCGTTAAAAATAAGTGATTCCGATGCAAATTTTAGATTGAGTATATGCAAAGGTTGTGAATTTTTTAACTCGGATTCCCAAAGATGTACTAAATGTGGTTGCCATATGGCAGTAAAAACTTATTTAAAGGCCGAAAAATGTCCTGTTGGTAAGTGGTAATAAGTTTTTAATTAAGTTTTCAGCATATTCGTCTATTTTTTTTATATCTTCGGAATCATTTTCGTTTAATGAATTCCAAAATATGCAAGTATCTGCTATTGTTTTAATTATTTTGTTGTTTTTTTCTTCGGTTTCATTTGCTGGTTTGATATTTTCTCTCTCCAAATATATCAAAAAACCATTTTTTTCATTTTTTAACCAATATATTTCATCTTTTTCGTATTCACAATATCTAATATCGGGAATAATATGAATTGTGTCTGGTTTTTCTTCGAAATTATCCAAAAAATATCTTCCTTTTGTCTTTTTTCTTAAAATTTTACCATATTCTACTAACAAAGGACGAATCATTTCTTTTTCTTCGGTGTTTTCTGTAAATGTATCAATACCTGCAACGTTTTTTATCAAACTATTCAAATCTTTTTTGATTAAATCGCCAGCAATCGAAAGTCTTTCGACTTTTTTGTTCATTTTTTTAAATTTTCTGATCAATGCCCTGCATAATGTGTCTTTTCCAGATCTAGCAGAACCAGATATCCCTATAAACGAATGGTATTTTAAATCTTCTGTCATAAATATTATATAGTAACAAAATTACACGAAAAGTAAATAAAAAATTATGGCAACTGCTACAGAACCTAAAGAAATGTTAAAAAAAATCATCCCAATAATAGGGATTGATGCTACCATGATAATATACAATTCTACTGGTGCTGCCAATGGCAATATAAATCGTTTTTTATGTGTAATGGCAGTATTAGAGCAAGGATTTGATGCGGAAGGAATAACATATTCATTAAATGGCCAACCGGCATATTCAGTAAATAAAGAAATATTACATACTGTTACTGTGACATTTAACAGTAAACGTTTTGCAACACATGATGGTAAGGTTTTTAATTTAAGAGACAGGTTAAAAAAAACACCAGGCTGGAAACAAATGTATCAAGATGGTGAAAATTCATTAATCGATGGATTAAATGGTATTTTCACATCAATGTCTAATTTGATGACTCACAATCCAGCAACCGGACCAACCTCAAACACACCACCTCTTGCTTCTCAAATGCTTAATAAAATTCATCCAGAATTTACAAATAATATTGAAAGATTTTGCAATTCCATAAGAACAAGATCTTATCTAGCATTGCCAGCAATGGCATTTGGTTCATTGAGAAGAGTTGTTTCTGCTTTAAATGGTGTATTGAGAGGATTTCAAACAATGATAGGTGCTGTTTATCAAGGTGTAATTAAGATTATTAAAATATTTTATTCATATATAAACGGAATAATACAACTTATTAAACGTCTTATGATGTGGGTAATAGAGCAAATAATACCGCTCGATTTAATTTGTTTAATTTTAGAAGCTGCTCAAATATTATTGGATGATATTAAATTTTTTACTTCTATTTTCTCTCAATCAGCTTCTTTATTTAATGTTTTAAACGTTGTTCAAAGTGCTATCAACACAGCATCCAGTATTTTTTCAAATCCATTAAGTTTTTTAGCTGGATTTTTACCACCAGAAGTTAAAAATATCATAGATACTATAGATAAAATCGGAGAAGATCCTGATGCTTTTATCACAGAACAATTACAAAATTATGGAATGGGATATGTTGCTGATGCATTAAACGGAGATTTGTTAGGAGCATTAGCTAGTAAATACGGTGGAAATAATAGATATTTAGCAGCAATTAATGCAATATCTGGAAGACTTGAAGATGCTTGTCCTAGAGCTTTTGAATATCCGCAACCTCCTGCCGCATCATGGAATTATGGTTCAAATAGAGAACCAGTTGTTGATGCTAATTTAAACCCAATAGATGGTGTTAAGAAAATTATAAAACAAACTTCTAATAATGTTAAAAAAGCATCGGCTAGTGTTGGTGTTTCTTTATCACAACTTGGTAATGCTACATCGGATATAAATCCATCAAGATGGGTTCAAGAAGCATATTTAACAAAAGATGGAAAATTAGATCCTAAGAAAATTGGTTGGCAAACAACTGCTGAATTAGAAGCACAAAAAAGAACACCATATAGCGAATCTTTAAAATCTTCCGGAGGAGTTTGCGGATAATATGGAAAAATATTATGGAAATTATTTAGGAATTGTTGTTAATTCTTCTGATCCAGAAAATAGAAACAGACTTCAGGTTTGGATTCCAAATTTAACAAATACATTATATACTGATTGGAATACTGATTTAACAAACAAAACATTAGAATATAATGGTCTTAATGATAGCAATCCGGTCTTTATAAGACTTAAAAATAGTTTACCTTGGGCTGAATGTGCATCCCCTTTAATTGGCGGTGGAACTGCGATGAATATAAATCCA